TGCGACGGCCGATTTCGGCGGCGGCGTACTGGTCGACGGCCTCTACCGCGACCCCTACGCCGAAGCCTTCGGCGGCATGGTCAGCGGCAGCAACCCGAGCTTCGAAGCCCTGAGCGGTGCGCTATCCGGCATCGCCCGTGGCGCTGCGGTCAGCATCAAGGGCAAGGCCTACACCGTTGTCCGGATTGATCCGGCGCGCGAAGGCATGACGCTGCTGGAACTGGAGCAGCAATGAGCCACGTCCGCACCCAGATACGCGCTGCCTTCCTGTCCCGCCTCACCGGGCTGGCAACGACGGGCACCGCCGTTTTCGCCCAGCGCACCCGGCCCAATACCGATGCGCTGCCTTACCTCAAGGTGTGGCTCGGCGACGATAGCGGCGAGCTGCTCAACGCTACCGACGACCAGATCGAACAACGCACCGCCGAGCTGGTCATCGAAGCCTACGCCAAGGACAACAGCGATATGGAGGTCATCCTCGACCAGATCGCCCTGGAAGTGCAGCAGCAAATCGCTACCACCGCCGACCGTAGCTTCGGCGGCCTGGTCAAGATGCTCGGCGCGCCGCGCATCGAACCCGATGTGGACGACACACTGGAAAAGCCCTGTGGCGTCAACCGCATTACCTACCCGCTCACCTATTTCATTGCCGGCAGCAACCCGGCCGCTTCCCTCTAGGAGCCCAGCATGACCATCAAGACCAATTCCGGCCTCAAGCTCTTCATGGAGTCGGCCATCGCCACCGCCAAGACCATCAGCGGCATCACCAAGGCCGCTCCCGGCGTCGTATCCTCGACCGCCCACGGCTTCACCAATAACGACATCGTCCTGCTCGAAGTGCAGGGCATGGTCGAACTCAACGGCCGCCTTTTCAAGGTAGTCAATAGCGCAGCCGACAACTTCCAGCTGGCCGGCGTCGATGGCACCACCGGTATCGACACCACGCTGTACAACACCTTTTCCAGCGGCACGGTCAAGAAAGTCACCCTCGGCACCTCCATCACGGGCGTTCAGGAATTCACCTTCTCCGGTGGCGACATCAAGACCGTCGACACCACCACCGTTAATGACCTGGTCGATACCCAGATCGTCGTCGGCGCGGCAGCCCAGGCCGCCGACATGACCATGCAATGGGACCCCTCCAGCGCCGCCCAGCAAGCCATGATCGATGCCTTCCAGACCCGCGCCAACAAAGGCTTCAAAGTCATGTGGCCGGATGGCGCCTTCGTGCTCTGGTACGGCACCGTCGGCTATACCGGCGCCCCGGGTGGCGGCAAGCAGGGCGTCACCACCAGCCCGGCCAAGATCACCATGCTCGGCGGCCTGACCGTCTGCGCGGCCTGATCCCATGCGCGACGTCAATTTCGCCAAGATGGCCGCTGCCCGGCAGAGCCTGCTGCCGGTCGGCCGCCACCAGCTCACCATCAGCCGGCCAACGCCATGGGATGTGCTCAACGCCCAGTCCGAAGGCAAGCGCCTCGATATCGACTGGGCTGCCGGCTTCGTCGTCGGCTGGGACTTGAACGAAAGCGACCTCTTCCCCGGCGGCGACCCCGAGCCGGTAGCCTTCGACGCCACGGCCTTCCGGCTGTGGATCAAGGACTACCCGGCCTACTGGCAGCCGTTGATCAAGGGCATCACCGAAGCCTACACCCGGCATGAGGAAGCCCTGGCCGAACGGGGAAACGTCTAAAGGCCTGGCTGGCCGTATGCCGTCGTCCGACGCCGCCACCGCCACCGGCGCCGGACGAATTCAAGGCATCCATCCGGGCCTGGAACATTGCAGGCGGCTATGACTGGGTCGGCATCGATGTGGCGATCGACCTGCTGGGCATCAAGGATATCGAAGCGCTGCTGTACGACCTGACCATCATACGAGACCACCTCACATGAACACCAAAGTCGGCATTACCCTGACCGCCAGCGACCAGACGCAGGCCGCCTTCAATTCGGTCAATGCCGGACTCGCCAGCCTCAAGGGCAAAACCGACAGCCTGTTTTCTGCCTTCTCCGGTGGCATCGGTGGTGGGCTGATCACCGGCCTGCTCGGCGCCGGCTTCGGCACGGCCGTCAAGAACGCCGTCGACAGCCTGGACAAGCTCGACGAAGCCGCCGAGCGACTCGGCGTCTCGGTCGAAGACCTCTCTGCCCTCAACTTCGCCGGAAAAATGAGCGGCCTCGAATTCGAGGATATGACCGGCGACCTGACCAAGCTATCGGTCAAGATGCAGGAAGCCGCCGCCGGCGGCAAGGAAGCCGGCGCCCTGTTCGCCGATGTCGGCGTCAAGGTCACCGACGCCAGCGGCAAGATCAAGCCGGCCGAAAAGGTGCTGGCCGAGATCGCCGAGCGCTTTGCCGGCTTCGAAGACGGCGCCGCCAAGACCGCGCTGGCCGTTGACCTGTTCGGCAAATCCGGCGCCAAGCTCGTCCCGCTGCTCAACGGCGGTGCCGCCGGTCTCGAATCCATGCGCAAGGAGGCCGAAAGCCTCGGCGCCGTCATCGATGGCAAACTCGCCAAGCAGGCTGCCGAATTCAACGACAACATGGACAAGCTATCCATTCTGTCCGGTTCGGTCGCCAAAAGCATTGCCGGTGAGCTACTGCCCAGCCTGAATCGCCTGGCCACGGAATTTCTCGCCGCCAAAGCGGCCGGAATGGGCTTCTGGGAAGCGGTCGTCGGCCTGGGTACGGCCAACCCGGGCCTCAGTGCCGGGCAACAGGTCAAGAGCCTGAGCGCCGAGTTGGAAAAGCTGACCAAAGTGCGCGATGCCGCCATGGCCACGAACCGCCTCGACGGCGGCAGTATCGACACGGCTGACATGGAAGCCAAGATTGGCCGCGTTGGCCGCCAGCTCGAATACTTCAAAAAGCTGCAACTCAACGAAGCCCTGCAGGGGGCCGATGCCAACTACGGCAACGAAGGGCGCGGCAAGACCTCCGGCAGCGGCAAAACGGACATCGTCCGCACCAATACCGGCGAGCCAAAACCCAAGAAGGCTGGCGGCCGCACCGAAATCGCTCAGGCCAGCGCCGAGGCCATGGCCTTTGCCAAGTCCATGGAGCAACTGGCCAACCTGTCGCGCGACGCCGATGCCGCCCAGCTCGACCTGACCAAGAGCCAGAAGGCGCTCTACGACCTGATGACCAGCGCCGAGTGGGGCAACATGCCGGAAGCCTGGCGGCAAACCGCCGTCGCCCAGTTCGAGCAGGCTCAGGCCGCCGAGCTGGCATCCAAGGCCATGGCCGAGGGCAAAAAGCTGGTCGAAGACATGCGCACCCCGCACGAGGTGCTGGCCAACGAGATCGACCGCCTCAACAAACTGCTCGATAGCGGCGCCATCGATTGGGAAACCTACAGCCGCGCCATCTTTGCCGCCCAGGACGCACTCGACAAAACGCAGGAAAAGGCCAAGGAAACCAGCGACGAGATGAGCAAGTTTTTCGAATCGGCCGCCAAGAACATCCAGGGCACCATGGCCGATTTCCTGTTCGACCCCTTCGCCGATGGCCTCGACGGCATGGGCCAGCGCTTCGGCCAGATGATCCAGCGCATGATCGCCGATGCCGCCGCGGCGCAACTCGCCAAAAATCTGTTTGGAACCATGGGCCAGGCGGCCGCTGGTGGCGGGGCGGGTAGCTGGGGCTGGGTCGGCCAGGCTGCCACATGGGCGGCCAGCTTCTTCGCCGACGGTGGCGTGATGACCAGCGGCGGCCCGGTGCCGCTGCGCAAGTATGCCGGCGGGGGCATTGCCAACTCGCCCCAGCTCGCCATGTTCGGCGAAGGCGCCCAGCCTGAAGCCTACGTCCCGCTGCCCGATGGCCGGCGCATTCCGGTCGCCATGCAGGGCAGCAACGGCATGACCGTCAACCAGACCATCTACGCCGGGCAGGGCACCGACAGCGCCCAGGTCCGCCGTTCGGCCGCCGCCGGCGCCCGCGCCGTGCTCGGCGCCATGAACGGAGCACAGCGCTATGCCTGATTTTCTCGAAGAGCGCATCAGCAGCATGATCCGCATGGGCAGCAGCTACGTCGACGACTATGCGGTCGATATCGTCACCACCAGCGGCGGGCAGGAATACCGCTCGCTCGTGCATCCCTTCCCGGTGCGCAAGTTCGACGTCTCCTACCTGCTTGACAACAACCAGACCTACGCCGAGCTGCAGGCCATCTACCACCGCGCCCACGGCCGGTTTGCCGGCTTCCGCGCCCGCTGCTTCGACGAATGGAGCAGCAACGGCCGCACCGGCACACCCACCGCCTTCGACCAGCCCATGGGCCTGGTATCGGCCGGCGTCTATAAATTGCGTAAACTGTACGGCACCGACAAGGCGGCCGGCGCCACCGGCTACGCCTACCGCGAAATCAAGAAGCCGGTATCCGGCACCGTGCGCGTCGCCATCGGCGCCACCGAGATCCGCAATGCCGACTGGTCGGTCGACGCCACGACCGGACGAGTGACATTCGCCGCCGACAAAACGGTCGCCATCACCGGCATCAGCAAAGCGTCCAGCGCCGTACTCACGGTCGGGGCCAATTCATTCGCCGTCGGCGAATCGGTCCAGGTCTCCAGCGTGGTGGGTATGACGGATATCAACGGTATGCGCGCCCTGGTCACGGCCCGCGATACCACCACCATCACCGTCGCCATCAACAGCACGGCCTTCAGCACCTACACCAGCGGCGGCGTGGTCCATACCCGGCCGCAGCCCGGCGAGAGCGTCACCGCCGGGTTCGAATTCGACTTCCCTGTCCGCTTCAATACCACGCTGCCCATCGGCCAGGACTACCCCGGCTACCGTGCGGTGGATGGCGTGGAACTGATCGAGCTGCTCAACCCATGAAAACCACCGTCGCCCCGTTCGACACGCTGGCCATCTGCCTGCGCATCGTGTGCACCAATGGCACCACCATCCGCGTCACCCGCTACCCGCTCGACCTGGTCATGAGCAACGGCCAGGTCTATCTCACCGGCAGCGGATTCGATTTCACCGGCTACGAGGCGACCAACGGCTTTTCGCCCTCGGCCATCGATCTTGACGGCATCCTCGGCTATGCCGGGGTCAGCCGCGCGGCGGTAGCAGCCGGCGTCTTCGATGGTGCCCGCGCCTACCTGTTCGCCTGCAACTACCTTTCACCGGTCGAAGACGACGAGCCCATCACCGCCAGCCTGCTCGGCAAAGCCACGCTCACCCGCAACGGCTACCGTTTCGAAGAAATGGCCCTGGTCGACGCGCTGAATCAAACCGTCGGCAAGACCTACACACCGGCCTGCCCAAAGCGCTTTGGCGGGCAGGAATACGCCGGCTGCAAGATCAACCTGGCGGCCATAACCGTCACCGGAACGATCACCGCCGTCACCAGCCAGAGCCTGTTGCGCGACGCCGCGCGCAGCGAGACGGCCGACTACTTTGCCTACGGCACGCTGCAGTTCACCTCCGGCGCCAACGCCGGCCTCAAACCGCTGGAAATCAAGCGCCATGAGGCCGATGGCACCCTCGAAACCTTCGAGCCCTTCTATTACCTGCCGGCCGTGGGCGATGCCTACACGCTGATCCCCGGTTGCCGCAAGCGTCTGGAAGATTGCCGCGACAAGTGGGGCAACGTGGTGAACTTCGGCGGCTTCCCCAACATGCCGACCAGCTCGGTCTATTCGCAGATCGGCTCGGCATGACACCCAGCGCCATCATCGCCGCCGCCCGCCGCCACCTCAAAACGCCATTTCTGCACCAGGGCCGTGTGTCTGGCCTCGGCCTCGATTGCGCCGGGCTGGTCGTCGTCGTCGCCCGTGAATTTGGCCTGCAGCCGACTGACCCCATGGGCTACGGCCGCATGCCGTTTCAGGGGATGCTGCAGCAGGCGCTGGAAGACGAGGCCTGCATTCATCGCATCCCCAGCGCCGAACGCCAGCCGGGCGACATCCTGCTCATGCGCTTCGGGCGCGATCCGCAACACCTTGCCATCCTGGCCGGCGACACCATCATTCACAGCTACTCGGTCGTCGGCGAGGTCTGCGAGCACGCACTGGATGACGCCTGGCAGCGCCGCATCGTCGCCGTCTATCGATTCAACGAGGTGTCCGCATGAGCAGTACCGGGCAGGCATTAGGCTATGTGGTCGGCGCCGTCGCCGGCTACTTCACGGGCGGCGCCAGCTATGTGCTGATGGGCGCCGCCATCGGTGGCGCTGTAGGGGCTGCGCTCGATCCACCCAAGGGGCCAAACCTGCAAGGGCCGCGCCTCAACGACCTGTCCCAGCAAACGGCCAGCTACGGAACCGTCATCCCGCGCGTCTACGGCACCTCGGCCTTGCTCGGCAACATCTTTTGGATCGAGAACAACGCCCTGCGGGAGAGCAGCAAGACCGAATCGTCCGGCGGCAAGGGCGGTGGCGGCGGGGCGTCGCAGACCACCTACAGCTACTCGGCCACCTTTGCGCTCGGCCTGTGCGAAGGGCCAATTGCCGGCGTGCGCCGCATCTGGATCATGGGTAACCTGATCTACGACGCGCAATCAACCGACATCGATACCATCGTCGCCAGCAACCGGGCGGCGCAGGGGTTCACCATCCATCTCGGCGACGAGAACCAGGCGCCCGATGCCCGCATGCAGGCCACTCTCGGCGTGGCCAATACGCCCGCCTTCCGGGGGCTGGCCTATATCGTATTCAACGACCTGGAGCTTGAAAAGTACGGCAATTCGCTACAGGGCGCCCAGGTCAAGGTCGAGGTCGTCAAGCAGGCGAGCTATACCGGGTGGACGCGGACGACGACGGTCGCCAATACGGGTTATAAATTCTCGGACTATTACGGCGATTATTTAGGAAAACCTTACATTCTCGATGAAAATGGCGAGATTGTTGTCGGAATCCACGGTACGGCAAAACAATATTTATTTTCACGATCTGGTAGTTATTTAACGCAACGATTCGGAACCCAGAATTGTTGCGAGGCATCGGTTTATAAATACGGAAAATACTGGAATTCAATTGGCAAGGTTGATGTACCTTATTCCTATTATGATGATGATATATGGGTTATTCAAGGTGGGATAAGAAACGTTGATGGGCAGACTATTCGTCGATCCAATGCAGTGTTAACGACTCCGATCGATACCTACCTACCAGCAGATCGTCCTATTATTGGTTGCTACCTTGCAAACGATAGAAAAACAATAATTGTTGTTTATGGTGATGTGGGTGCTATTTTATCTACAAACAGTACCTCACCAATCTGGTGTGAAATCGACACCAATGGCAATATTCTAAGAGCAGGTAATGTTGTCGGATCGGTTGACGGCTACCAAATAGGTTATGGTCGTACCGCAGAAAGTCATTATGCAGCGTGTTGCTATGATCAAGAATCGGGATTATTGGTAACCGCCTATGGAGCTGGCAATGGAACAGTAACGATAAGGCATATCAATGAGTCTTACGAATTAGTCGTCATAGCAACTTCAAGCCTGAGCGTTTATAACTTTACTAAGGTATCTGTTTATACCAAAAACAACGTCATCTACGTCTATACCGGGTCGGCCTTCAACGTTTTCACGGCCGGATTGATCAGCCAGAGCCTGCCGACCCTGTCGGCCATCGTCCAGGCCGAATGCCTGAAGTCATCGATCCTGAGCGCGGGCGATATCAATGTCGCATCGCTCACCGACACGGTCATGGGCTATCGCATTTCATCGGTTGGTGCCATTCGCGCCGGCATTGAAAAGCTGCAGGGCGCCTGGCCGTTCGATGCGCTGCAGTCCGGCTACCAGATCAAGGCCGTGCGCCGGGGCGGTGCCAGCAGCGTGGCGACCATTCCGGCCGCCGTGCTCGGCGCCGGGCAGGGCGGCAAGCCGGGCGAGGTATTGTCACAAACCCGTGAAATGGATTCGCAGCTGCCGTGCCGTGTCCGCGTGCAGCACCTCGACCCGGATCGCGAATACAACGTTGGCGAACAATACGCCGAGCGCCTGAATACCACGTCGGTCAATGAAACGACCATCGAGCTGGCCGTCGTGCTGTCGTCCGGATCGGCCGCCAAGGTGGCCGAAGTGCTGCTCTACCTCTACTGGCTGGAGCGCAGCGACTTTTCGTTCACCCTGCCGCCATCCTATCGCTACCTGGAGCCGTCCGACATCGTCACCGTGCAGACGGCCGATGCCGACTATGTCTTCCGCCTCACCCGCCTGCATTACCAGAGCGATGGCGTTATCGAGTGCACGGCCAAACTGCACCATCCGGTCTATGCCAGTCTGGCGACCGGCGCAGCAGGGGGCACGGCGCCCGTCGTCATACCGCCGGTAGGTATGACATCGCTGGCGCTGATCGATACGGCCTGCCTGCTCGACAGCCTGGATGGCCCCGGCTTTCTGATCGCGGCGGCCGGGTACTCGGCAGGCTGGACGGGGGCTGCGCTTTACCGCTCGGCCGATGGCGGCCAGAGCTATGCCCAGGTCAATGCCTTTACCCATCCCAGCACCATTGGCTACGTAGCCACCGCCATCGCGGCACCGGCCGATTTCCGCATGATGGACAAGGCCAGCGTCATGACGGCGCGCTTCTACGGCGGGGCGTCGGCCTCCAGCGTGACCGAGGCGCAGCTGCTCAACGGGGCCAACCACTTTGCCTATGGTGCCGATGGCCGCTGGGAGATTATCGCCGCCCAGAATGCGGTGCTCCAGGCCGATGGCAGCTATGTGCTGACCGACCTGCTGCGCGGCCGCTTCGGCACGGAATGGGCCATGGGCAGCCATGCCGCCATGGACAGCCTGGTGCTGCTCGACCGTAACCTGCTGCAATCAGGCCAGGCCAGCCTCAACAGCATCGGCCTAGAAGGACGCTACAAGCCGGTTACCTTCGGCGCGCTGATCGATGCCACCGACTACCAGGCATTCACCTACCGGGGCGCCAACCTGGAATGCCTGTCGCCGGTCTTCCTGAACGGTAACCGCGCCGCCAGCGGCGACTGGTCGCTGAACTGGCTGCGCCGCACCCGGGTTGGCGGCGAGTGGCGCGACTACATCGATGCCCCGCTCGGCGAAGCCAGCGAAGCCTACGAAATCGAGATCTACACCAGCGCGGCCTACACCACCCTCAAGCGCACCCTCGCCGGGCTGGCCACGGCCAGCGCTACCTACACCAGCGCCCAGCAGGTCACCGACTTCGGCAGCAATCAGGCGACCTTGTACGTCAAGGTCTATCAGCTATCGGCCAACGTGGGGCGCGGCTACCCGCTCACCACCAGCATCACGAGGTAATCCATGAGCAACTCCACCATCACTTTCGACGCGCTGGTGCAAAGCCAGGCCAGCAAGGAAATAACCGCCAACGCCTTCTTCGACGCCCTCAGCCCGGCCAGCCTGTACGGCCGCCGGCAATCGACCAGCAGCGGCCTGACCTGGGGCTATTACGGCGGCAACGTGCTGGTCAACGGCGTGCTGACGCAGATCGCCAACGCTACACTGACACTCACCGCCAGCACGACCAACTATGTCGAAGCCGAGCCGACAACCGGCACCGTATCGAGCAACACCACCGGCTTCACCGCCGGCCGCACGCCGCTCTACACCGTGGTCACCGGCACGGGCACCGTCACCAGCTACACCGACCACCGCCTCGCCGTACCGGATGTGACCGGCCGCCTGGCCAAGGCCATGAGCGATGCCAATACCACGCTCACCTTTGCCGAGGTGCGCAACCAGATCCTGGAATTCACCGGCACCCTGACCGCCGCCCGCAACATCGTGCTGCCCTTGAAGCCACGGCAATGGACGGTGTTCAACAACACCAGCGGCGGCTTCGGCCTGCAGTTCATCGGCGCGACCGGCACCGGCATCACCGTCGCCGCCGGCAAGCGGGCCATTCTCTATGCCGATGGAACCAACATCGTGCGGGTCACCGCCGACACCTAGCCGTTTTATCGCATCCGCCCCGCAGAGGGCAGAAAGGAACAACACCATGCCGGAAAAAGACCTCATCCAATACTGGCTACCCGCCGTCACTGCCCTGTGGGGTGGAACGGTCGGTTACCTGCGCCAGCTGCAGAAGGGCCGCAGCTTCAAGCTCGCCGCCATGCTGATGCACCTGGCCGTTTCCGGATTCTCCGGCATGATGTTCTGGCTGCTCTCCGTCGAGTACGGCCTCACCGGCCCCATGTCCGCCATCGTTACCGGCATGGCCGGCTACATGGGCGGCGAGGCGATCAAGCTGCTGGAGAATCGCGTGGTGACGGCGGCCGGAAAATGAAGCTCTCCGACCACTTTACGCTGGTCGAACTGACGGCCAGCCAGATCGCCACCCGGCGCGGCCTGCTCAACACGCCGGGGCCAACCCAGCTCGACAACCTGTACCGCCTGGCCAAGAAGCTGGAAGAGGTGAGGGCGCTGCTACAAAAGCCGGTCATCATCCTCAGCGGCTTTCGCACCGAAGCCGTCAATCATGCCGTTGGCGGCGCCAAAAAAAGCGCCCATATCGCCGGCCGCGCCGCCGACCTCATCGCGCCCGGCTACGGCAAGGTCATGGATGTATTCGAGGCCATCCGCGCCAGCGGCATCGCCTACGACCAGCTCATCGCCGAACACCCTGGCAGCCATAACGGCGGCTGGATACACATCGCCATCGCCGAACACCCGCGCCGCCAGGCCCTGGTCTTCGACGGCCAGCGCTATGCGGAGGTGGCATGAAAGCCCTGCGCATTACCCGCTGTGCCGACCTGCTCATGTGGTACGCCCCGC